AGTAAAAAATAATACAGATAAGACATATGATTATTTACAAGTTACATATAATGTATATGACAAAGACGACAACAATTTAGGGACATGTTTGGCAAACAATAACAATATTGAAGCAAATGGCACTTGGAAATTTAAAGCAGTTTGTTCGGGAACTGCAGAAGACATTACAAATTATAAACTAGCAGAAATCACAGGTTGGTAAGATAAGACAGAAATATTCTGTCTTTTTTGTTGGAATGAGGTGGTATAAGTGAATCTAGATAGATATATAAAAATATTACTGATAAAACTATCAGAAAAATACGATATATCTGTAGTACATGTATTAAAAGCTAGAGATGGTAAAACATCAAATAAGTATACAGTCAACATTAAAGAGAAAATAGAAGATTCAATTAACAAACAGTATCACTTCATTAACAAACAAGAGTTAGTGAGTTGGTTATTATGCCAAAGTTAACGGATAAGCAAAAAAAGAAAATTATAGCAGATTATTCTAACAATCAAAATCACTGTGAAACTGCTAGAATGAATAATACAAGTGAGGCAACTGTAAGAAGAATAATAAAAAATGAAGCTAATGGAGAGATAACGAAAATCATCGAACAAAAAAATGAAGAAAACACAAAAGATATTCTAGAATATATGGATTCCATTGGTGGAAAACAAAAACGAATAATAGACTTGTCATTAGATGCATTAGAAACAAAATTATCAAATCCTGATATGTTTATGAATGTTAAGGATATAGTAACTGTATATGGTGTTATATTTGATAAAGCATTGAAATATAAAGAAATGAAGATCAGGCAAGCGGAATTACAAAAAACTAGAAATGATATAGAAGATTTAACTACACTTGCAGATATGTTAGGATTTAACAAGGAGAATAAATAATGCAAACAATAAAATGGTTGCCATTTAGTCAAAAACATATTGATTACATATTAGCAAGTAAAGACAATAAAGCAAATGTAGCAGAGGGTGCAGTACGTGCAGGCAAGACTATAGATAATTGCATAATGTTTGCATTAAATCTAGAATATACGCCTGATAAGATACATCTAGCTAGTGGTTCAACATTAGCAAATGCTAAACTAAATATAGGTGAATGCAATGGATTTGGATTAGAACACCAATTTAAAGGCAGATGTCATTGGGGAAAATTCAAAGATAATGAAGCTTTATATATTCAAACCAAGACAGGAGAAAAGATAGTTATATTTGCTGGTGGTGGTAAAGCTGATAGTTATAAAAAAATATTAGGTAACTCTTATGGACTATGGATAGCAACAGAAATAAACGAACACTATGATAGTGATAATTCTAAAGAGTCATTTATCAAAGTAGCATTTGCTCGTCAATTAGCAAGTAAAAATCCAAAATGGTTTTGGGACTTAAACCCTGGAAATCCACTAGATACGATATACACAGATTATCTTGATTTGTGGGAAGAAAAAGGATTAGTTGGTGGTTATAATTACAATCACTTTACTATATATGATAATAATGCAATAACAGAAGAAAGAAAACAAGAAATAATAAGTCAATATGATGAAACAAGTATATGGTATCAAAGAGATATACTAGGGAAAAGAGTTGTAGCAGAGGGTCTTATATATCAAGAATTTAGAGATTATCATATAGTTAAAATGCAAGATTGGAATGCAATAGATGCAAATGGTAATTACATTAATGACATACGAAGATCATTGAAGTTTATAACAGTAGGTGTAGACTTTGGTGGCAATATATCAGCACATAGTTTCAATGCAACAGGATTTACTTATAACTTTAAAAAATTTGGAACTATAAAACATAAGCGAATAGCAAAGAGAATAGATGACAAAGAACTAACAGAGCAATTTGTTAGTTTTATTTTGGAATTAAAAGAAGAATACCCAACAGTAAATATTGTGGATATTAGATGTGACAGCGCAGAGCAAACACTAATTGCAGGCTTCCAAAGAGCATTAAGAGAAAAGAATATAGGGATACCTATTAATAACGCAATAAAAGGCCCTATATTGAATAGAATTAGGTTCTATTGTAAAATGTTCAGCACAAATAAATACTTTGTCCTAGAGAGCTGTAATGATTTAATAATGGCATATAAGACGGCAATATGGGAAAAAGATAAAAATGACGTGAGGTTAGACGATGGAAAACAAGATGTGGATAGTCTAGATGCACAAGAGTATTCAACAGAACCATATATGAATGTATTGGTACAAGTTAATTAAAGGAGTGAGAAAATGGAAAATATAGTAACTGATTTTCTTAATGAATTAGGATATGAGTCAAGTATAATAGACGAAGAACAGGAGAAAAGAGTCAAAAATTGGTTAGAATGGTTTGGTGGAAAAACTAAACAACACAATTACAAAGTTTATAATGGTAAGAAATACTGCAAAAAGACATATAAAACATTGAATATAGCAAGTCAATCTTGTGGGGATTTGTCAGATTTTTTCTTTAATGAAAAGTTAGATATAACAATAGATAACAAAAAAGTACAAGAACAAATAAAAGAATGTTTAGAACAAAATAACTTTTTAGAGAATTCAAATAAATTAATGCAATTAGTAAAGGCATTGGGAACAGGTGCTTATGTACCATATCTTGACAATGGAGTTTTAAAAATAAATTATATTAATGCAACTAATATAGTAATTTTAAAATCAGACAAAAACGAAGTACAAGATGTGTTATTTTGGAGTAAAAGAAAAACACTAAACGGAATAGAATATTATATTAATACACATATATTAAAAGAAGATGGATACGTTATCCACAATAGAAAATATTTACAAAAAAATGGTAGTGATGGTTTTGTAAAAGAAGATTTAGGAGAAATCGAAAAAATAGAAACCAAATCGTTTATACCTAAATTTGCTCCGTTATTTACAGCGGAGGTAAATAATATAGATATAAATAGCCCTTATGGTATAAGTTGTTATGCAAATGCCTTAGATACGATAATAGCACTAGATAGAGCTTATGATAGCTTTGATAATGAAATAGCATTAGGAAGAAAAAGAGTATATGTGCCAACAAATTCAATTCAATTTAATATAAGTGAAAATGGAGAAACAATACCTGCGTTTGATGAAAACGATATTGCCTTTTATGCCTATCCAGGTAAAGACACCGATAAGTTGGTAGAATCAAGTTTTGACTTGAGAACGGAACAATTAACGCAGGCAATTCAAGCTCAACTAAACTTATATACTTCTAAGGTAGGATTAGGACATAATTATTATAAATTCAAAGATGGACAAGCATATGTTAATAAAGACAATGTAATGAGTTCTAATAGTGATGTATATAGAAAGATTAAAAAGCAAGAAAATATTATTACAAGAGCAATCACTCAATTAATATATGGTATTGCTGAATTAATAGACATAAAAGAAAAGTTTAGTGTATCAGTGTTTTATGATGACACTATTATAGAAGATACAGAAAAAATAAGACAGCAAGCACAAACTGAATATAATAGTAAGTTAATAAGCAAAGCTCAATATTATAGAAATGTTTATAAATTAAAAGATAAAGAAGCTTTAAAATTTGCTAAGTTGATGAATCAAGAAATACTAAAACAAACTATCACAAATGGTGAAGAATTAGATTTTGTAGAATAGGGTGATACCTATGCCAAGATTAGAAGATAAAATAGAAAAAGCAATAAAACCACTAATAGATATGTATGAACAGATAGAAAATGACTTGTTAATAAAAATAGCGGGTCATTTTTCTGTTAATAGTGAATTTCTTAATAGTGATTATTGGAGAATACAAAAACTTCAAGAAATGGGACTATTTAATCAGGAAGTAATTGAATATATTGCTAGATATTCTAATAAGACCAAAGAACAAGTGTTAAAAGCCTTGAATCAAATAGGTATAGATACAGTCAATATTGATAATCTTAATAGATTATTTGAAGACGAAGTTTTAAAAATTAACCCTAATATATTGAAAGAAAATTATACCATCAAAAATATGATTAACACAGCCTATAACGAACTTTCTCAACGATTTATACAAATGTCCAAACAAATAGAAGATGCAACTAGAAATGCTTATTTAAGTATAGTAGAAAAGGCGTATTTAGAAACAAGTATGGGAACACATTCATATCAAGAATCAATAAGAAATGCAATAGATCAGTTAGGAAATAGTGGTCTTTCTACATTGGATTATAAAACTGTTGATGCAGATGGAAATATCAAAGGGATAAGACGTTATGATATAACCAGTACTGTAAGAAGAGAAATATTAACAGCATCTAGGCAGTTATCAAACAATATTAATATGGAAGTTGCTAATGAATTAGAATGTGAGTATTTATATTTGTCAGAACATATTCGTTGTAGACCTGAACATTTTGATTGGCAAGGGACTATTATAAAACGAGAAGATTTAGTATCAGTAACTGATTATGGTTCAATTACAGGATTAGCAGGCATCAACTGTGCTCATTATTTTGAACCTTATTTTGGTGATGCTAGAGGGAATGATTTAAAAAAAATATCATTAGAAGAAGCTACTAATCAATATAAGTTATCTCAAAAACAACGCTATCTTGAACGAGGCGTAAGAAGATGGAAAAGAAAAACTGAAATGTTTAAAGCAAGTGAAGATAAAGAAGCCTTTAAAAAGAGTCGAGATAAATTAAGATGGTGGCAATCAAGAGTAAATGATTTTACAGAACAAAATGAGTTAAGAAGAGATTATACAAGAGAATATACAGCAAATATTAAAATGATAACATTTAACGAAGATTTAGATGATTACATAAAAAAGATAGATACACTTTCAAATGAAAAAGAACATTTGATTTATGTTGATATTAAGAGTGGAAAACAAATTGGGCCAACATTCACTGGAACTGCAAATAGAGTAACAGGCTCATTAAAAACAGAACTATTGATGAAATTTAGACAAGATGACTCAATTATGTCAATACATAATCACCCTAATAATAGTTCATTATCATTTGGAGATATTATGACATTTAATAATAATAGGGAAATAGGTTCTGTAGTAGCAACCACTAATGACTATGTATACTTGATAGCGCCAGGAAGAAATGGTAAAATAAAATACAGTAAAAAAATGTTATCAATGGAAGAAATATATTATAGAAATCTAGAACAAAATGTAAAACAACGATATAAGAATTTAAATTATATTGAAAGAAAGCACATAGTTAATACAATTTATTGCAAAGAAAAGGGATGGAAATATGAAAGAATCAAAAAAGAAACCTTTTATAGGAATAACATT